ACGAGTTTGAAGATGACTTTGAGTTATTTCCAGTTGATGAGGTTTTAGTTAGTGGTGTTGAGGGATTGACTATAATCAAAATAGACAACATAGATGAATGTAAATACACACCTTATAAACTAACCTTTATAAATAAGTTTGGAGCATATCAAGACATATGGATGTTTAAGAATTCTAAACTAGCAATGACTACTGAAAAAGACAAATACAAATCTAACATAATAAACAACGGAACATACGAAACGTATAATGCACAAGTTAGATTACTATCTAAAAATGCAAACCAAAGACTTACTTTAAATAGTGGTTATTATCCAGAAAGCAATAATGAAATATTTAAACAACTATTTTTAAGCGATAAAGTATGGATAGAATACAAAGATAAAACACTAGCAGTTAATATTGAGAATAACAATATAGACTATAAAACAAGTCTTACTGATAGTTTAATAAACTACACAATAGATGTGAGCTTTGCATTTGATACTATAAACAACATAAGATAAATGAATTTAGAATTATATATAGATAATGTTAGAGTTGATTTATTTAAAGATGAAGCAATTACTCTTACTGACACTCAACAGAACATACGAGATATTGCTTTGGTGTTTACTCCTTTTAGTCAGCAGTTCAACCTACCAGCATCCTCTACTAACAATAAGATATTTAAGCATTACTACAACAACGATATAGTAAATGGTTATGATGCTAGGTTTAGAGTTGATTCTATTATTAAACTTGATGGAGCAGATTTTAAAGTAGGTAAGATTAGATTAGATTCTGTATCTATGAAAGACAACAAAGCTCACGCTTATAAAGTGGTGTTCTTTGGCAATACTTCAAGTCTTAAAGATATATTCGGAGATGAAACTTTAAGCTCTCTAAATCCTTTAAACGCTTATGATATGGTCTTAAATAATAACGACCTTTTAGATGCTTTTAAAACTGGTTTACAAAGTACTGCTCTACCATCTACTAATACTGCAAATAGAAATGTTACTATGCCTTTAATTACTTTACAAAACTTCTATGGTTATAGTACAACATCTCCAGCTCCTCTGATAAATAATTTAAATACTGTTAATTGGACAAATTTACGCCAAGAACTAAAACCATCTATAAAATGTAAACGTATTATAGAAGCAATACAAACTCAATACAACATAGAGTTTAATATGACAGATGAAACTAATATTGTGAGTTTCTTTGATAGTGATGTATTTGATGATTTGTATTTGTGGCTACATAGAGAGAAGACTCCAGTAACTGAAACTGGCTCGTTAGTTGTTCCAAGATATGGTGTTGATTTTGAGCAAAGGTCAAAGAAGCTAACATTTGCAGATTTCACATTCACTTCTGGCACTGATTTTTTAAGTGGAGGTAATTTAGTAGTAAGCGATGAGTATAACTATTCTATTAGATTAGTTCTTGACACAGACCCAGATAGAGATTTAGAAATAATAACAAGAGATAAACTTACAAATGAGTTATTAGATTATCAAACAAGAATGACTGGCGCAAATAATTTTACAGTTACTTTGAGAGATTTAAATAGTGGCACATTATCCTCAAGAACTTATGACATAGAGTTTAGATTAAATTCTAACATAGGTGCTAGTTTTGATGCAGAAACTGTACGTATAGTACAAACCTTAAGAGATGGTACTCCAGTTGCAATCGGAGATTATTCTTATAATGCTTTTACTTTAGGGCAAAATGTATTTATACAAGACTATATCCCTAATATGAAAGTGCTTGACTTTTTGACTACACTATTCAAGATGTTTAATCTAACTGCTTATACTAAAAGAGGTTCAAGTAAAATATATGTAGAAACATTTGATGACTTTATGACTACTGGAAACACTCACGATATATCTAAATACATAGTTGTAGATTCTAACACTATAGATAGACCAGTACCATATTCAAGAATAAACTTTAATTATTCTCCATCTGTTACACAAACATCTTTAAGATACTTAAATCAGTTTAGCCAACAGTTTGGAAATCTTAACTATTCTGCACCAGAAAAATATGATGGTCAAAGCTATGATGTAAAAGTAGATGGGCAACGTAGTCAATTAATAAACATAATAGATGATAATGATGATGTAACTGGTTTAGTTTTTGGATGGTGGGTAGATTCAGAAAACAAAACTACTTTAGGTAGTCCGTATATGTTTTTTAATGATTTAGTTGATGCAGCAGATTACCCAGTTACTTCTCTTGCAATAGAAGAATACAACGCTCCTTCAAATGTTACTCCAGACCGAAACCATACTTTAAACTTTGGGATTGAGTATAATGAATATACTGGTAATGTAAATGAAAATAGTTTGTTTAACAGATTCTATTCTCAATATATAGTTAAGCTTTTTGAAGAACAAGCAAGGATTGTAAAGTTTACTGCACAATTACCCTCATCAATAGTTTTAAACTATGAACTAAATGATGTGTTTATTGTAAACGGACAAGAGTATTATATAAATAGTATAAGAACTAATTTACTAACAAACAAAAGTGAATTAGAATTAATAACTAAACAAAGTGCTTACACACCAAGCGTATTAACATAATGATAGTAATAAAATTATTAAACATAGATGAGTTTTACGGAGTAAGTGAAACTATAGAAATAGCAAAAGGCAAAAACAAAATGCCAGAAACATTTAAAGAAGGATTCAAACAAATTAAAAGACATACAAAATGGCAGAAAAATACAAAATAGAATTTGAGGTAGATTCTAGTGGAGCAGTAAAAAGTGTTGAAAAGGTAGACGATGCTTTAAAGGATACTGGTAAAACAGCCAAAAAGGAATTATCTGCAATTGAAAAAGGCGTAAAAAAAGTAGGTCAAGCTGGAAAGACTATTGCAAGTGGTGGTTTAAAAGCTATAGGTTTAGGTTTAAGAGGTATTGGTAAGGCTTATTTAGCTGCTGGTATAGGAATAATAGTATCTGGGTTTACATTTTTATATAATGCTTTAAAAGAAAATCAAGAAGTATTAGATACGTTTAATACTGTGTTTGAAACTTTATCTATTATTGGAAGTCAAGTTGCTGATGTTATAGTTAATGTTTATAAAAGTGTAGCAAGTGCTACAGAGAATTTTGATGCTTTAGGTAAAGTCATAAAAAGTTTATTAACTATTTCTATAACACCTTTAAAATTAGCTTTTGATGGAATTAGATTAGGTTTACTATCAGCACAATTAGCTTGGGAAGAATCCTTTTTTGGAGATGAAGACCCAGAAACAATTAAAAGACTTAATGAATCTATATTTGAAACAAAGCAAAGTCTGGCAGACACAGCCAATGAAGCTATATCTGCTGGTAAAAGTATTGTTACAAATTTTGGAGAAGCAGTTACAGAAATTGGTAATATATCAACACAAGTAATTGAGGGAGTAAAAGACATAAGTATTGAAGCTGCAATTGAAACTGCAAAAACAAATGTAGCATTAAAGAAATCTGCTGAATTAGCAAGAGTAGCTAATCAAGGGTTAATTGAGCAATACGACAGACAAGCCGAACAACAAAGACAAATAAGGGATAATGATTTAATTTCTATTGAACAAAGAATAGTAGCTAATGATAAACTTAAAGCCACATTAGAAGAACAAGAAAAATTAATGCTTGAAAATGCTAGGTTAATACAAGCATCTGCACAAGCACAATTTGATAAAAATGCAAGTGATGAAAACGCATTAATATTAGCTGAAGCTAAAAATGAAGTTAAAGCTGTAGAAGCACAGATTGAAGGCTTTATGTCTGAACAAGAATCTAACAGAGTTGCTTTATTAAAAGAAAAAATAGAACTAGATTTAGTAAATGATGAAGCTACTGCAATTAGGCAAAACGAACAAAGATTGTTTGAAGCAGAAATGGATGAAAACGCTGTTACTAGATTACAAACTACTTTAGCAAATTTAAAAGCAGAAGAAGAAGCTGAAACATTAAGGCTTAAAAACAAAAGAGATAACTTTGAACAAGGTACACAATCTTATATAGATGCTAACAATGAATTATTAGATTATCAACAAGCAAACGCTAATCAACAAGTTAAAATAGAAAAGGAATTAGCAGAAGCAAAACAAGCTCAAATAAAACAAACATTAGGAGATATTGCAAACATAGTTGGTCAAAATTCTAAATTCGGTAAATCTATTGCTATAGTACAAGCTATACAAGATACGTTTGCTGGAGCAAATAAAGCTCTTTCACAAGGAGGATTATTTGGATTTGTAGGTGCAGCATCAATAATTGCTACTGGTATAAGAAACGTTAAACAAATAGCATCAACTAAACCACCAGAGCCACCAGCTGGATTAAGAGGTGGAGGAGCAAGTACTTCTGTGGCAACACCAAGTATTCCAACACCTACTGCACCACAAACACCATCGTTTGATATATTAGGAACAAGTACAACAAACCAAATAGCTTCTGCATTAGGACAACAAGCACCAGTACAAGCATTTGTTGTAAGTCAAGATGTTACAACTGCACAAAGCCTACAAAACAATATAGTACAAGGAGCATCACTAGGATAATAAAACAAAAAAGTAAATTAAACGTTTATAAAAAAAGAACTATGGAAATTATAGAATTAATAATAGATGAGAACGAAGAACTATCTGGCATAGAAGCTATATCAGTAGTAGAGTCTCCAGCAATAGAAGAAGATTTTATAGCACTTAAAAACCAAGACCAAATAAGACTTGCAGAAATAAGTAAAGAAAAAAGACTACTTATTGGTGCAGCACTTATACCAGAACGACCTATTTATCGTAAGAATGGAGAAAATGAGTTTTACATCTACTTCTCTAAAGATACAGTAGCCAAAGCATCACAAATGTTTTTAAAACGAGGTAATCAAGGACAAGCAACATTAGAACACACAGAAGAAAAACTATCTGGTATGACTATAGTTGAATCTTGGTTAGTAGAGGATGATGTACACGACAAATCAAGAAAATATGGTTTAGATATGCCTTTAGGTACTTGGATGGTTGCAATGAAAGTTGATAACGATGATATTTGGAATAACTATGTAAAAGAAGGTAAAGTAAAAGGCTTTTCAATAGAAGGCTACTTTGCAGACAAACTAAATAGACCACAAGATAAACAACAAGACCAATTAAGCGAAGACGATAAACTACTAAACGAAATAATAGATGTACTCAAGGAATCAGAGACCAACAAAAAGTAGAACATCTCCACAAGGAGGTAAAAGAGGTTGTTTATGTAAAGACAATACTTACAATTCTAAATGTTGTAACGGAGATTTACAAAATCAAGGAATTGGTAATGTAACTGGAGAAGCTCCTATTGGAGATGAGTATTATTACAAAGTACAAAGATGTGGTCATAGTATGCAAAAAGAAATACATTTACATAATCAACAATTAGTTGTAGGTAATGTGTATTATTTAGAATTTGAAAATACTGGTCATAGCAACTGTTATACAGTATTAGAAGTTAAACAAAGTGGAGAACAACACGTTGATACTGCAACGCTTTATAACGATTGTACGGCTTGTTTAACAGCACATCCATAACGAATTTACAACAGTAAATATAGTAATTCGTTTTATAAAAAAGTAAATACTTAAAATTAATATATATGAACTCTAAAGAAACCCTTAACAAAGTTAAGACATTACTAGGTTTGGAAGTTCAGTTAGAAGAGAGAAAGTTGGAAAACGGAACTCGCTTTGAAGCTGATTCATTTGAAGCTGGTAAAGAAATCTTTATCATTACTGATGAAGATGAAAGAATTGCAGTACCAAAGGGAGAGTACCTTTTAGATGATGGCTTTACAGTTATCGTTGAAGAAGATGGTATTATCTCTGAAGTTAAAGAAGCAGTTGAAGAAGTAGTAGAAGAAGTTGTAGAAGCACCAGTTGTGGAAGAAGTTGAAGCTGCTGAAGAAGCTGACGTACAAGACTGGAAAGGTATGGAAATGAGAATTAAAAATCTTGAAGATGCTATCGCTGATTTAAAATCACGTTTTAGCGAAAAAGATGATTATAGTTCTGAAGAAACTGAAGTGGAATTATCTGCTGATGTAAAACCAATCAAACATAACCCAGAGTCTAAAGGAGAAG